GTCTTCCACGCATAGTCGCAAAATTTACCCCTGCCCAGTCTTAGGAGTTCACGCATGACTGCTGGAAGGCCTCCAAAACCCACAGAGATGAAGCGTAAGACTGGAAATCCCGGCAAGCGACCTCTTCCGACCTTGGCAACTGTCACAACGCTCCCACAAGCCTCCGAGCAAGCGCCAATTCACTTGAGCGAGAAATCGCAAGCGCTATGGATCAAGCTGCGCGAGACTGCCTTTTGGATTTCCAATACTGATCAAAGCAATCTGCAACTCCTCTGCGAGAAGTTAGACCGCAGAGATGAATTCATTGAGAAGTTGGCATCGAGCGAGTTCGTTCTATTCACAGACAAAGGCTATGCCTATGCCAACCCTCTTGTCGGTATGATCTCAACGATCGAAACCGAAATCACGAAACTGTTTTCCCTGCTCGGCCTTACTCCAACTGACAGAACGCGATTAGGGGTCGCTGAAGTCAAAGCTCGGAGCGCACTAGATGAACTCATTGCCAAGCGGCAAAACTCAAGTAAGTAGTTGGCCACCGCGTTATCTCTCACCAGTATCACCAGCCGACCTTGAAAGAAGTCGCGGCGATCATGTGATCGATTTCGCGCAAGCCCTTTGCACCATCACCAAGGATTCCATTGCTGGAAATGCTGGATCGCCATTGGTCTTTCGCGATTGGCAGAAGGAACTGACTCGCCATCTCTTCGCCGAACGCCAAGATGGACTGCTCACTCATGGTCGAGCCTTGGTTGGCCTTCCGCGCAAGAATGGAAAGTCGGCATGGCTGGCTTCGATCGTTCTCGAACACCTGATCTTCGGCGTGAGCGGTGGCGAAGCCTATTCAGCCGCCGCCGACAAGGAACAGTCGAAGATCATCTTCAACACAGTTCGCGACATGGTCAAGAATCAACCTGAGTTGTCTGATTTCCTAACTGTCTATAAAGATTCCATCTACAATCCGAAGAATGGCAGCGTTTATCGCGCACTATCATCGGAAGCATTCACCAAAGAAGGTCTCTCAGCGACCTTTGTGGCCTTCGATGAGCTTCATGCTCAGCCGAATCGCGAACTTTTCGATGTGCTTTCGCTCTCAATGGGCGCTCGCAAAGAGGGAATGTTGGTCGCAATCACGACCGCAGGAGTTCAAACTGACCCAACTGGCAAGCCTTCGATCTGCTTTTCACTCTACGAATACGGCAAGAAGGTCGCTGCTGGCGAAGTAATTGACCCGAATTTCTTCTTTGCATGGTGGGAACCGAAGACAAATGAAGCGGACTTCCGCGATCCTCAGACTTGGGAAGATGCGAATCCCGGCTTTGAAGACATCGTCAGCCGCGAATCTTTTGAATCAACGATCAAGGTCACACCTGAAGCGGAGTTCAAGACCAAGCGACTCAACATTTGGACTTCGACTTCCGATGCTTGGCTTCCGCATGGTGCATGGGATGTCCTTGCAAGTGATCGAGTCGTTGACGATGGTTCTTCAATAGTCCTTGCCTTCGATGGTTCCTTCAATGGTGACTGCACAGTTATTGTCGGAGTTACTACTGAAGAAAATCCTCACATCTTTCCAGTTGCTACTTGGGAAAAGCCTGACGATGCCGGAGCCGATTGGCAAGTGCCAGTTCTTGAAGTTGAAGATGCACTTCGCGATGCCGCTCGGCGTTGGCAAGTCTTGGAGATTGCTTGTGACCCTTATCGATGGGCGCGAACATTCCAAGTTCTCGAAGATGAAGGTCTTCCTGTTGTTACTTTCCCACAAAGTGCCAGTCGAATGACACCAGCGACAACACGATTCTTTGAAGCGGTTGTCAATAAACAAGTCACACACAACGGCGATGCACAACTTTCACGCCATATTGGTAACGCAACCCTGCGAGTTGACCAGCGCGGTTCGAGACTTGCCAAGGAAAAGCGTGGGTCAACGCGCCGAATCGACCTTGCAGTTGCATCGGTTATGGGTCTTGAAAGAGCTTCTTGGTGGCATTCTCAGGGCGGGAATCTTCCACAAATTTACGATCTATGGGCAGAAAATGAGGAGGTTCCTAGTGTTTGGTCTATTGACAACGATTATTGAGATTGTTGGCGCAATCCTCATCACCATTGGCATTGCAATCTTGCTTGGCGTTGGTGCAGCTTGTATCACCGCAGGAGTTTTGGCAATCGCTGGAAGTTATTTCGCATCCGTACCGGAAGGAATTATTGAATGAGTATCCTTCGCCGGGGAGTAAGCAACTACACAGTTGGGCATTACCCACAGTTCAACAACTATGTCTCTCCATTGAGTCAGCTCTATGGTCAGACATCGATGACCTCTGCCGCTGGCGAGCGCATTGACGAATGGACTGCCCTTGGCGTGTCAGTTGTTCTTGGCGCGGTCTCCTTGCTTGCCGACTCAGTCGCTTCAATGCCTCTTCGCGCTTACACCATCGACAAGACAGGTCAAAGAATTCTTCGACCACTTCCTGATGTGATCGCTGATCCTGATCCTGAGTCAAATACCTTTGAACTTATCCATCAGATGATGGCTTCGATGGCTCTGCATGGAAATGCTTATGTCAAGATTGATCGCGATCGTAGCGGCACAATGATCGGCTTGGTTCCTTTGCATCCTTATCAGATGCAGGTTCTTCCAACTGGCGATCAGACTGGTCGCAGATATCTGCACCTTGGCAACGATATTTCTCGCGAAGACATGATCCATGTTCGTTGGTTCACTCCTCCTCAATCTTTAGTTGGTGTCTCACCACTCAATCAGACTCGCAACCTTGTCGGCCTTGCAATTGCAATGGATCGTCACTTGGCTCAGTTCTATGGTGAGGGCGGTACTCCTTCGGGCGTTCTCGAAACTTCACAGAAGCTCAACCTTGAACAGGCTCGCGTTATTCAGGCAACTTGGGAAGCAACCCATCGCCGCCATCGCAAGCCAGCAGTCTTGTCGGATGGATTGACCTTCAAGCCAATCACAACTTCCGCTGCTGATGCTCAGATGATCCAGTCGCGTGAGCAAATTGTCCGCGATATTGCTCGCATCTTCCGCGTTCCATCACACTTGATCGGATCGATGGGCGATAATCAGACCTACACAAATGTTGAGCAAGCATCTTTGAACTTCTTGACTCACACAATCGCTCCTTGGATTCGCCGAATCGAAATCGCATTGTCGAAGGTTCTTGATCCGGGTGTAGATGTTGCCTTTGATACTTCAACCTTGCTTCGCGTTGATGCGCTTACTCGCGCACAAGTCAACAAGATCAATGTTCAAATGGGCGCTCGCACTCCAAATGAGGTTCGTCAAATCGAAGGAATGGAACCTTACGATGGTGGAGATGTCTTCCATCAGGCGTTCCAAGGAACCGCAATTGCTGGTGGCGCTCTTCCTGCACTTGGAGAAGATTCCGATCCGTCAGCACCAACGATGGGAGTCTTGGAATAATGGCTAAGACAACTTTTAGACCGCCACAAGGGGTACAGGATGAAGCAAAGAAGGCTTTGGGTTGGATTGCTGATGGTCATGCTGGTAGTGGCTTTACAGATGTGGGCAGAAAAAGAGCGGAAGACTTGGCTTCAGGATCGATAGTAAGTGCCGAAACAATCTTGAGGATGTATTCGTTCTTCAAGCGACATGAAGTGGACAAGAAAGCGCAAGGATTCAATTCGGGTGAAGATGGATTCCCATCGGCAGGTCGAGTTGCATGGTCTGCATGGGGTGGCGATGCTGGATTCTCTTGGGCAACAAAAATTCGCAAACAAATCAGGAAAAGCGCAAGAGCGCTTTCTCTGATGGCATCCGAGGAGGGTGACATGGCAGACATGAATCAAGTTCCTGATCTCAATGAGGAACTGACTGAACTTCTTGCAGATGTTGTGAGCTTCTATTTCCGCGCTCATGGCGCACATTGGAATGTTCGCGGCTCAGATTTTAGCGAGTATCACAAGCTCTTCCTCAAGATTTATGAGGATGTTTATGAGTCAATTGACCCAATCGCAGAGAATCTTCGCAAGTTGGGATCGATCGCACCATTCACACTTAGTTCATTCTTGGCGCTTCGCAGTCTCGAAGATGCTTCAACAACTTTGCAAGACCCAATCGCTCTCGCAAGCGACCTTCTTTCAGCAAATGACATTCTCCTTGATGAACTCTCAGATGCCTTTGATTGCGCTACTTCCTACAATCAACAGGGCGTTGCGAACTTCCTAGCAGGTCGCATTGACCAGCATCAGTTCTGGAAATGGCAGTTGACCGCTTCCCTTGGTCAAGAAGTCACTCAACCATCACCTGATGCAGTCAATGATCAGGGCGTGGATGAAGATGATGTTGTCGAAGATGAAGATTCAACCATGCCAATGCCAATCGTCATGCGTTCGGCAAGTGGCGCTTCCGATCTAGCCTTTGCTGATCGCGATACGACATGGGATGCCGCCGCCGCCGACAAGCGCGTTCAGGCTTGGGCTGGTGGAGACAACATGGATTGGGCAAAGTATGGCAAAGCCTTCTTCTATGTCGATGAATCCAACAAAGAGCTTCTCGGTTCTTACAAATTGCAGTTCGCTGACATTATCAACGGCGAATTGAAGGCGGTTCCAAAGGCAATCTTTGCAGTTGCCGGAGTTCTCAACGGCGCTCGCGGTGGAGTAGATATTCCAGCCGCCGATGTTGCAGCAATCAAGGGGAAAGTCTCTGCCTATTACTCAAAGATGGCAAAAGAGTTCAACGATGATTCAATTGTTGCTCCATTTGAAGGCCGATCAGATAAGGAAATCGACATGATTGAAGAGCGCAAGACTGCAATTCGCACCGCAGAGCGCATCACAATGGCTGCCGAAGTTCGCACAATCGCGACCAATGACGGCTCATTGAAGATTGGCGGCTACGCTGCAACCTTTGGAAATGAAGCAACTGGCCTCAATTTCCGCGAAGTTATCGCCAAAGGCGCGTTCACTCGTACCCTCAAGAGCGATAATCCTGTCTTCCTTCTCATCAACCACGACACAGAATCTCTTCCATTGGCCTCAACCCAGTCGGGAACAATGAACCTTCGCGAAGATGAGACTGGACTCTATATGGAGGCAACTCTTGATCCAAAGAATCCTCGCGCTGCTGAACTCGCATCAGCCCTCGAAAGAGGAGATGTTGACAAGATGTCATTCGCCTTCACAGTTGCACCTGATGGAGATACTCGCTCGGAAGGTCTTCGCACACTTACCGACCTCGATCTTTACGAAGTCTCGGTTGTAACATGGCCAGCCTATGATGCAACATCGGTTGGAATGCGTTCAGCCGACAAGGAAGACCTCAGCATCCGCAAGCGCAAACTCGCGCTCAAAATCAAACAGTATTCGCTCACAAAATAGTGTTGCGATTGCCCTCAGCGCTTCTGCCCTGTCGGTTCCAATTCATCCAATCCTGAGAGGAGACATCATGTCTCTAGTATCAAAGCTCACGGAAACTCGCGATGGCCTAGTTGCAGAAGTAGAAGCGGCTCTCGCTTCTGAAGATGTAACTGCTGAAGCCCTCGATGCAGTAACCGAGAAGCAAGCAGAAATCGAGAAGGTTGATGAGCGTATTGCTTCCGTAAAGGCAGCAGAGGCTCGTTCAGCAGCTCTCGCAGAATCACGCAAGGAAGCCGGAGTCAAGACTTTCGGTGGCGCAGTTGTCACCAAGGAGTCAATGACTTACGATCGCGATGGTCGCAACTCATTCGTTCGCGACATGATCAATGCACAACTCCGTAATGATGGAAATTCATGGGAGCGTCTCAATCGTCACCAGCAGGAAGTCGCAGTTGAAACTCGCGATGTTTCTCGTACTGACGGAGCCGGCGGCGATTTTGTCCCACCAATTTACCTAATCAATGAGTATGCCGAGTTCGCTCGTGCGGCTCGCGTATCAGCGAACCTCATGACCAACATGGCATTGCCTGCTGGTACAGATAGCATCAACATTCCTGCAATCACAACAGGAACACTTGCTGCATTCCAGTCTGCTGATAACACAGCAACAACAACTCGTGACATGGTCACATCAACTGTTACTGCGCCAGTTCGCACAGTATCCGGTTATGAGAATGTCTCGATCCAGCTCGTTGAGCAGTCTCCTTTGGCTGGCGGTCTTGATCGTCTAGTCTTCGGCGATCTCATGGCTGATTATGCATTGCAGGTCAATACTGCTGCTCTTGCAAACAACGATGGAACATCTGCTGGCGCAATCAAGGGTCTCCTTTATTCTGCCAACGCAGGTCTTCCTGTAACTTGGACTGAAACAACACCAACTGGTGTCAATGGTCTCAAGGCAATTGCACAGGGTATCTCAAGCGTTGTAACTAATCGTTACAAGGCTCCTGAAGGAATCATCATGCATCCTTCAACTTGGTACTGGTTCCTTTCACAGGTTGACGGCTCAAACCGCCCACTCGTTGTTCCAGTATCTCCTGCATCACAGGCATTCAACGCAAATGGAACTGCAACAACTGCTGGCGCTGCCGCTGGTCTAGTTGGAACAATTCACGGCGTTCCTGTCTATATCGATGCAACAATGACAAAGGCATTTGGTGCTGCAACAAACCAGTCACCAATCATCGTTGGAAAGTTCTCAGATTCTTACCTCTTCGAAAGTGGAGTAAAGACTCGCGTTCTTCCAGATGTATTGTCAGCCAATCTCACTGTCAGATTTCAGGTCTACGGCTACCTTGCATTAGCACATCGCTATGCAAAGTCAGCTGCTGCAATCAGCGGAACTGGTGCAGTTGCACCTTCAGGCTACTAATTAGCCTAGCCTTGGCGCTGATCCTGTCTTTTGATAGGGTCAGCGCTACGGCGCAACAACAATTCGGGGGAATTATGAAATCTTTATTCTTAGAAGGCCTTCAATCTGCTCGCGAGATAGTGCAGAACAAAGGAATTGCTCATCTTGATTCAATCATTGAAGAGCTTGAGCAAACAACAATTGAAACAACCGCGATCACACCAGCGATGGAGTCGCGATGAAGAGCGGCGATAAAGTCTGCATCGGAATGGTGACAAACGGCTCCATTCACGGACTCCTTGCCCAAGATTTGATTCACATTTCCAAAGAAAAGTCACGCAGGTTCGATCACTTGGTTCAAGTTGCCAATATCGGCCTCACAACTCGCTCTCGCAATATCGTTGTCAAGACTTTCCTTGAGACAACAGATTCAGAATGGCTTTTGATGATCGACTCTGACGAGCGATTGTCGGTTGATGCTTGGCTCAAGCTGATCGATACCGCTCATCACATTGATCGACCTATCGTCTCAGGCCTTGTTTTCGCCGCATTCTTCGACAATGATGACAATCTGCGACCAGTTCCGACCATTTATCGCATGATTGAGTCAGGGCTTGAGTCAATCGACAACTATGAAGTTGATTCGGTTATGGAAGTTGATGCAACTGGTACAGGTTGCCTCCTTATTCATCGAAGCGTTCTTGAGAAAATCCGAGAGAATGCGACCGAGAATCAAGGCAAAGATTGGGCTTGGTTCGTTGAAGGCGCAATCGCTGGAACTTATTTTGGCGAAGATTTGCTCTTTTCAAAGAGATTGAAATCGCTTGGATACCCGATCTACGCTCACACAGGGGCAGTTCTACCGCATCACAAACAATTTTGGCTTACCGATCGCCATCACACGCCATTTCGCGATTGGTCAGTCAAGCAAGCCGAAGCATCAATCTCTTCCGAACCCCTGACGGATGAGATTGATGCCCAATCAACCAATAAGGAGTAATAATGGCAAGAATCTCGACCACTGAGGCAAACCAAGCCCTGTCAACAACTGGCTGGGGTTATGTCTCTTTGCACACTGCTGATCCCACCACAACTGGCGGTTCTGAAGTAACTGGCGGCACTTATGCTCGCGTTGCAGTCACTTGGAACACTCCATCTTCCGGATCAGTTACCAATTCCAATGCACTCTCGATCAACCTTCCAGCATCGACAACCGCCTCATATTTCGGCGTGTGGTCAGCTTCTACTTCAGGCACTTACTACATCGGTGGAGCGCTCTCACCAGCGATCACAACTGGTTCATCTGCTGGCGTTGTCACAATCGCAGCAGGTTCACTCTCAGTCTCAGCTTCCTAATCTAAGGGGTATTCGTGACCACTTCTTATCCATCCTCACTTGATTCGTTCACGAATCCAACGGCTACGGATACCCTTG